ATCAGCTTTAGGCCGGATGAAAACAAGGGCCCCGTCATCGTCCTCATCGGCCGCCGTGACACCGGTAAAAGTTTCCTCGTGCAGGACCTCATGTTCCACCACCAGGACATCCCCATCGGCACCGTCATCTCCGGAACCGAGGCCGGCAACGGCTTCTTCGCCGCCCACGTCCCCAAGCTCTTCATCCACGACGCTTACAACACCGCAATCATCGAAAACATCCTCAAGCGCCAAAAGGCCGTCCTCAAGCAAGTGAAAAAAGAAATTGAAACCTACAAACGCTCCAACATCGACCCCCGCACCTTTGTCGTCCTCGACGACTGTCTCTACGACAACAAATGGACCAAGGACGTCATGATGCGCCTCCTCTTCATGAACGGGCGTCATTGGAAGATCATGTTAGTCATCACAATGCAATATCCTCTCGGTATTCCGCCCAATTTGCGCACGAACATTGATTACGTGTTTATCCTGCGCGAGCCCTACATCGCCAATCGCAAACGCATCTGGGAGAATTACGCAGGCATGTTCCCCACATTTGAGAGCTTTTGTCAGGTGATGGACCAGTGCACCGAGAATTTTGAGTGCTTGGTCATCAACAACAATGCGAAATCCAACAAACTGCACGAACAAATCTTCTGGTACAAGGCGCAACAGCACGGCCCGTTCAAGTTAGGCTCTAAGGAATTCTGGGAAATCTCCAAAGATTTGCACTCGGATGATGAAGAGGAGTCGTACGACCCGAAAAACTCGGGTAAAAAGGGGCCCAAAATCAACGTAAAAAAGAGCAAATGGTGAAAAAAGTGTCCTTGCGCTAACAAAAGCGCTCCTCCAATCGGCGTAGCAAGATTTCATAAACCCCGTTTTCAAAATATAAAAGCGCATTTCATACTCCGCATAAACATTTGCTTTTACAATATCAGCTCCGCCATTAGAGGATTTTGATGGTGGAAAAAAGACAAGGCGCAAACCAAACAAAAAACGTAAACACTCAAAGAAAACACGGCGTCATTAAAGATGGATGCATTTGGCGGCCTTGGTCATGATGACCTTGCCCGGGGTTTCGGTGCACCGCACATGCTTTCTCACCAAGTAATTGACGCCCACGTTTTGCAGGTTGCGAACACCCGGCGCAGCGCGTTCTTTGACCAGCGTGGCTGCGCGTCGAATCGCGTCGGCATCAATTGTGCCCGCTTTCGCCGTGTTCACAACCACCGCGTGCGCGCTGGGGAAGTCTTTCAGATGGAACCACATGGCGTGCTGTGGCGCCTTTTTAACCAGCGCGTCATTCTCGGCCTGGTTTGCGCCTATATAAATTTTATAGTCGCCGTTGAATATCTCGGTATACATTGTTTTTCTGTTCCGAATATAAACACCTTACATTTTAAATCAATTTTTCACTGCATTACATTAATACATTGATTTAAAAATTGAATGATTTATTCATTCAACACAATATCAAACAACATCAAGACTAACAACATGAATTTCCTTCGAAGAATGTTCAACGCTCCAGCCATGAATGCAATCGCACCTACCAAATTAGGAAGGTGGCATTTGCACTATGACCCCAAAATCGTGCACTCCAAAGTCGACCAAGCCAATGAAGACCACTGCGGATGCTGTCATGTCCCACCACAAGAAAAACAAACCAGGCAACGGCAAAGACCTGATTTTCATTGATCCGAAGTACTACCGGCCCACTGAAGTGGACGTGCTGTGGGGCGACGCGTCCAAGGCGGCGCGCGTGCTGGGATGGCGCCCGCTGACCTCGTTCAAGCAACTGATTGCAGACATGGTGCAACAAGATACGCAGACGCTGCATGTGGTCATTTAACCCCTTCGGGATTTGGATTTGTTGGATTTGTTGGTGGGATGATGCGGGTTGAGTGTCCTGGTTTTGCGTCGCCGACCACCTGCCCTTTTTGGGTGTGCGGTTGCGGTTTCTGTCATCTCAACAATTGCATTATTCAATTTTTCATAGATGGCCATCACTCGTTCAAGTTCAGGAGGATCTTGGGATGTAAATTCGGGCATGTAATTTTTATAAAATTTAAGTTCATCCTCGTAATATCTTTGTTTTTTGTATTTGCTGGGCGACAAAACCTTTTCAATCTTTCCAAGCAACCCTAATAAATCGCGGTTTTCATCAACATTATGTGGGTTCAGCCATTTTTTCATGTCATTAATCAGCGAAGAAGAGTTATAACTCACTATTTGTGTGAGAGGGTTACTTTCTTCTGCAGAAGATGCGGTTCGTTTGCGTTTTGAAGGCATTGCAGATTTTGAAGGCATTGCAGATTTTAAAGGCATTGCAGATTTTGAAGGCATTGCAGATTTTGAAGGCATTGCAGATTTTAAAGGCATTGATTCTGTGCAAACAACCTCAACAGGGATGACATTCACCAAGGGGTTTCTGCATGTGGGACAATCATTCAATTTAATTGCACACGAATGGCACAATGTATCTTTCACAGCAACGCACGTGGGGCATTGTGGACCGAGCAACAATGACAGTGTACACGCCAACGGGTTTATAAACAAATATTGTTCGCCTTTATCATGGCATATCATGCACACCTCTAGTTCTCGCGTCCCAACCTGACCGTGATCCAATATAGATGAAATTCTATCCAGTATCGGATGAAGTTCCTTTAACGGTCTGTGTACCTGCTTCATATCATTGAGAATTAAAATCAAAGGTTGAAATTGATCATTTATAAAAAAATTTTGAAATTTATACATTTGTGTCGATTTGTTCATCTTAGAAACAATAGCGATCTTCGTCGTCTCTATGCGCATATTAGACAACAAAACGTTTAATGCAATAAGTCGTTGAATGCGACGTTCATCCACATCATCCACATCATTCATATCAAATATCGTTCTAAAATCATGAATAGGGGGATTAGTGAACATTTCATGAATGCAACCCAAATTCAAAATCCACGAAATGCGCGAGATCTTGGAATCGGAATACATTGGGTTGGACAAACACAATTCGCGGAAATGGATATGATCCTGATCCCGGAAGAACCAAACAATATCGGTGAATTCACTGATTATTGCATCCATTACATCCCATTTAGGTGATTGAACCGGTTTAGGTTTATTGAGACGCGTGCGATTATACATGAGATAATACAATGCAGTAGGACCAAAAAAGTTTGCTATTTGTGTAAAATGTGATTGTTTAAAAACCGTGTCAAGTTGTGGTGCGGATGGATCGGAAGTTTCAAAACCAAAACCAATACATACTTTTTTTTGCAATTCGGTCATGTATTTCTTGACATAGACATATGGTTTGCGTTTAAATTGTTCAATGACATCGTTAAACGACATTCGGAGGTTAGCTCCAATATCATGAAGGAATTGTGTAAACGTTTCAGTAAAAGATTTGCCCAATAATGACAAACATTCGTCCAACTGTTTTTTTGTTTTGCATTCTCCTACAGTTTCTAGTATTTTCAGTATAATCACATCAGTACAAACGCTGAAATATGCTTCATTGACAACGTAATGCGATCTAAACAAATTATAAACCCAACTCATTTTTGAAATTTATATATATTTATATTTATATTGTTAATTTTGATGCAATGTTGAAAAAATTGAATTAAATCATACCTTTGTTTGAATGATATACAAACAAAATCATTCAACTCAATCAAACCAATGTTGAAATCATTCTTGAACAAGAAGCACGCGCTCACCATTTTAACGGATGCGGAGTTTGAGGCGCTGCTACCGCAGCTGGCCGCCGAACTAGCGGCGCATGGTGTGCTGCGCGAAACGTATGCCGACGTGGATATACAGAAGGACTGGGCTTTGCTCTTACGCAAGAATGCAAGAAATTCAAAAACGAAAATGGCAAGAGAGGCAACAACAGCGCAACTATGCACAAACCAAATGAATGAAAAAGCTTGACAATATAAACTATTTTTTTTCAGTTGTAAAGCACTTGCAGTTCCAGCGCAATGGAGTAGTCGTTCCCGTTGGTGGGAATGACGTTGCCGAACTTGTCCAGCAGCCGGATGGTGAGCTTTTCGAGACGCACCGGCCCCAGATACTCGCGCGTCTTGAACGTCGTGTCGCCGCCCGTGTCGTTGATGACAATGAGATCATCGTTCCCGATTGGGATTCGTCCCAGCAGGTTGACACCCAAGTAGGAATCCCCCGTTTGCGCGATGATGCTGTTCGTTATGAAGTTCTTGTTGTAGTCGTCCACGTCCACGTACATGTAGTTCCAAAGCGAGTTGCTGCCATACGCGGCTTCGGCCGTCAAATACGCGTAATACGTGACGGCCGGCACGGAATTGATGGAGTTTATGACCGTGTTGGCCCACGTGCGCTCATACACGGGTTTCTTGAACCCCATCATCCATCCCGCCGTCTTGCTAATCGACTTGATGTTGGCATTGTAGTACTCCTTCAAGTGTTGCTGCTTCAATCGTTCAAATTCGCAGTCGTCAATGCAGTCGGCGTAATATTTGTCGTACTTGCTGATGTTGTCAAATATCACGGTATACGCCAGATTTGGGCTGTTGGTTTGATTCACCGCCGAATAAGTCTGCGACAGCGTGAGTTTTCCAGTGTAAGCATCAAACGACATCTGGAAAAACTCCATGCCATTCTGCGTGTTTTGGAACAAGTTGTTCATGATTTGCACGAATTGGGCGCTCGTGTAATTGCCGTCCGGAATGACAATTTCATTCACGTAAACCTGGGATGGGGTGTATGACCCGAAATTGATTCCTGTCATCACAACCATGAACCGGTTGGTTTTGGTGGCTTCCGAAAAGGCGTACCACATGTTCGGGATTTGCAAGGAGGCGATCTTCATGGAGACCACGTTGTCAACGGGATACGGAAGCACCCAGGAGGCATTAGTGGCGCTGCTCGTGTCGTATTTTGTGCGAAACAGCGTGTCCATGGAGAGAAGCCGTTTGATAACCCGGCGCTCAATCGGATTCAGCACGCCGGTTGGAAATTTGTAGTTGTAGGCGTTGATGACGGGGGCGATGTTTCGTTTGGCATACGCGCCGCCTTCATTGACCTCGGACTCGCGGTGGAATGCGCTGGCATTGGACGGCGGAGTGGAATAATTGATGCTGAGCGTATTTTGGTGCTGCGGCGGTTGAAGGGGTCGATACGCTGCCGGTTCTCGGTCAAATTCGGACACATCATGCGGCTGCGTTCGTTCCCCTATTTTTCTTGTGATTATCTCTCGGCATCGCGTGAAGAATTGCGTGTAATCCTGAAAATCCGCAACCTGCAGCAGTGCGTCGGCGGTTTTGGCGTCCGCTTCCGCCATGGTGCAACCATTGGGGTTAAGACTAAACAAGGCAAATATTTCAGCATGCGTGTAGTTATTTACATCCAAATCCAATTGTTGCGACATCGTGTCAATAACGCATACTATTAAACGATATTTATATTGCATGGAAATTACACATTCCATGCCATAAATTCCATGCCATAAATTCCATGCCATAATAACAAAATTCGAATTCTTAAAAGTCGGTTGCTCAGTCCACATCTTCAAAATTTGAAGTTGCGGCGGCTGAATCCGTGGGTGGATGCGTCAACGTCGAAAGACCGCGGTCCGACTGGTCCGGGTTCAGCACCACGTTCTCGGCATTGAACAGCTGGTTGCGAATGTCGTCGACATTCAGCTCGGAGCCGTCGGCGGGCTCCGGGTCCACCGCAAAATCGGTGCCGGTGGTTTGCGACACGCCCACCAACTCGCCTTGCTCGTTCAGCGTCTGCGTGAGCTTGTTGCCGCTCTTTTCTGCCAACTTCTTGTTCTCATCAATCGCCTTCTGCTTGGCTTCCTTCACGCGCTTGTCGAACTCCGACTTCGCGTGCTCCTCGTTCTTCTTCTTCTCGCTCATGAGCTGGTTCAGCGTGTCCTCCATGTACTCCACGCGCCCGGTCTTGTAAGCCTCGGGGTGGAAGGGCACCCACAGTCCCACCGGGCCCACAAACACGTCGTGATTCGGGTCCACCTCGCGCAGCATCTTGCAACGCAGCTCGGCCTCCTTCTGCGAGGGAAACACGCCGCGCACCTTAATGCCGCGCACCGAGGTCTGGAACTCGTGCTTGGTGCCGAACTCCTCGTCCAGTCGCTCCTCGTTCATGTCCAAGAACGACTTGTAGTCGTCCACAATGTCGGTTTTTGCAATGAGCTCCTTCTCCGACTCCTTGAACTGCTGGAAGTCCTCGGTCAGCTTGTCGAACTTGACGCCGTACTTGTAAGACACGAAATTAAGAAACTGCATGAACTTGTCGGTTGACTTGTGGATGTCCCAGTGCTCCACAAACTTTTGAAAAAAGAAGTGCTCGCGCTGCTGGATGATGTGCTCCGGGGAAATGAAGGACAAGCACGCGAACTTTTGACCCGCAATGGGCTTGTCCTCGTCCAGCAAGTCCACGTATTTAGGGTTTACGGTTCCGTCGGGCTGGGTTTGCAGGGTGACGCCCTTGGGCGGTTGTGATGATTGGTCGGCCATTGTTTTATGTGCAACGTGTTTAATATTTCGGATTTGATTTTAAGCCCATTTTTGAACAATTGCATTAAAATTAAAAATTCATGTTAATTCTGCATTCATGGTATTGAAAATGCAAAAACCATCAAATTGATTATTTTTTTCTTATTGAATTATATAATCAATCACAAACAAAATGATCGGCGGTGTTCTGGATTTAGGCGAGTTGGTCAAACGCGCCATTAAGTATTTGGTGGAAGGCGCGCTGGTCGCCCTTGCCGCTTACTCCATCCCCCAGCGCAAGCTGAACCTCGACGAAATCGGTCTCATTGCCCTTGTTGCCGCTGCCACCTTTAGCATTTTGGACACCTACGTTCCCACTCTGGCCGTGTCTGCCCGCAGCGGTGCCGGGTTCGGAATCGGCGCCAACCTTGTTGGCTTCCCCGGCAACGTGCTCAAGGTTTAAGCCACAAATTGATTCACTGAACTGAACGATTGAGAGAAATTGCATTATTAAAAATAATTTATATAATGCAATTTTATAAATTAAATTGCATTGTATTAAATGGATGCACCTGGAAGAGTAGAAGCATATCAGGCGTGGTTGCAAGGCAGACAAGGTGATGCGGTTGACAACAGTCGCGAGCACATAATCGATCTGGCGATGAATAACATAGTGTCAGGCATAGACAGTACTCTTTTCGAAACGGCAATCATCGAGGATTGTGAAGCAGCATCGTGGATGTCTCAAAATATTTCAAAACTTGCATCAGCCGCCGGGAGGTTCAGACAATTTTTGATTGATATACTGACTGATGAAATCAGGTATCTAACAGCTGTCACAGCAGGAACCCAACAAGATGACAAAAAAGCAAGACCTACAATTGAACGAATGAATGCAATGATTCAAATATTGAAAAATCCACAACCAGTGGCACTAGCATCAGCGGCACCAGCATCAGTGGCACCAGCACCAGTGGCACCAGCACCAGTGGCACCAGCACCAGTGGCACCAGCACAAGCACCACTCGCATCAGCGGCACCAGCACCAGTGGCACCAGCACAAGCACCAGCACCTGCATCATCGGTAGACCCACGATTGGTTCGATTGATGGAGATAGTGGAGGCACAATTTGGCACGATATCTAGTGCGGATTATATTGATGCAATGAATGCTCTTATGAGTTTGTACGAAAACCCAAAAAAACTACAAGGCGGTTTTACCCGACGAATCAAAAACTCCAAGAAGTCCAAGAAGTCCCGGAAGTCTAGGAAGTCCAGGAAGACGAAGTCTAGGAAGACGAAGTCTAGGAAACACTAAAAATAAAAATAAATATGCGCATTATATCATAATTTGTATTATACAATGCCAAAAACATACACGCAGTGCCGAGAGACCAAATGCACTCCAAATAAGGTAATGGAAAAGGAACGCGCCAACTACATGCAAACGCTGAAACGCAAGTGTTCGCTGGCAAAGAATCCATCCAATCAAGCCATTCAGGCTTACTCTACATGCGCAGCGAATCATTACAATGGGTCGCGTTTAAAACCGATGGACGCTAAACAGGCCAAGTGCTTGAAAAAGAATTGCGACCACTTGATTCGTGTGGGGGGAAAGAAGAGAAGCGCGAAGAAGCGTAGCAAATAGTTGTTGCCGATGTAATATTTAAGGGGGGGTAAGGGGGTTTAAGGGGGGACGCATGTCCCCCTTTTTCAGATGGTGGGAATAAATTCCCAGTTGAGCTCTTCGCAAATCTTCTTCCATATTTCATCCTGTTCGATGCGTTTCTCTCGGTCTTTCAGCATGGGAAAGTACGGCAGAAACTCGCGCTGGTTCAGCAGCTCGCACAGCTTATACACGGTGTAGTAATAATTCAAAAAGTTGACGCGGTCTTCCGGGCAGAACTTGGCATACGGCCCCTGAATCTCCATGAAGAGGTTGCACAGCGTTTCCTCTAGTTCGGGCGACATGACGGGCGGCTTGATGCCCAGCTTCTCCTTGATGAACGGAATGTGCTCGTAATACTTGTTGTATCCCAGCTTCTTCAAAATCTCCTTCGCCTTTTTGTCCGTGAGTTGCGTGTGCAGGTCAATTCTCTCTTTTTTAATCTGATGCTTTATGTTTTCCAGGACATCCGGTGGAATCTGCGTGGTCTCCTTGGCCTGGAACTGCGCGAGAATTTCTTTGAAGTGGTTGATGCGCTTGTAAGCGTAAAAGCACGCCTCTTTGGGCGGCTCCTTGTAAGACGGCTTCTCGTTCTCCACCAGGAAGCTCACGTGGATGGAGCAGTTGTTGCACACCATGATGCCCTCGTTGTCGACCGGAATCATTTCGCCGGCGTGGCAGTAGCGGCACACATCCGTGGCGAACACATAGTGGTTGATGTCAATGTAGGACGGGTCCAAATTGGTCAGATATCGTTGCACGTTGCTCTGGTTCATGCGCTTCAGCTCATCCTCCTTCGAAACCGACTCCACTCGAAAAAAGTCGTTCAAGATTTTGGTTTTGTTGTTTCCATTGCAAATTTGCTGCTTGTTTTCAAAGTAATCGAATATGATTTCATTGTTGTCCAGGTAATAATTTTTGCACTCTTGCTGATGCTCGCGAATGGCGGTTCGCAGTTCATTGATCCGTTCCCGCAATTCAACCGGATTGGAGGGGCTCAATAGAAGCTGCTGTTTCAAACCCCGTTTTTCTTTCATGAGTCGGGGAATGGTTTCCGTCTTCAGTTTTGCAATCTTGGCTTGATGCTCTCGATGCTTGCTGTCCAGTGTCACAATGCTCTTTTCATCTAGGACTATTTTCTTATTTGTTTTCTGTTTGAACGAGTTATTGGGGGGCGACATGCAATCAAGTTATGTGGTTGTGGTTGTGGTTGTGGTTATTTGTGATTGTGGGTTGTGCAAATGATTGATGGGGGGAATGAACGGATGCAATACAGTTTATATAATTCATGCATTTAATATATTATTTAGCGTAATGTTAATGACATATTATTTATCATTTTATAATATTTAGGAAACCGGTGGTTCCAAGTGTCAGTCAGAATGGCGACTCAAATTGCATTGTCGGAGGACGAACTGGCCAAAATGTCATTTTTTTTCAAACAATTGGAACACAAATGGTGCATAAAAAAACGTAAAAATGCATATGTTTTGAAAAAAAAAGACGGAACCAAATTAACTTACACTTCCGCATATTTAGCAAATCATTGTGCAATGAACGACAAGCCGGGTCCGGAATTGATCAAACGAACGCAACTCTTAACATTTTTGCACAACGCTCTGGAGGATGGATGGAATATTAAGAAAAAAAGGAAGCCCAGCCCATCCAGCCCATCCAGCCCATCCAGCCCATCCAGCCCATCCAGCCCATCCAGCCCATCCAGCAGTTACGTGTTTATAAAAAAACACAATGGGGAATACAAAATGTATGAAGACGACGAATATTTGACGCAGTTTATGAAACGGAACATTGGTTTGCAGTGTCAATGAATGAGCAAGTTATAAGCGCCGCGTGCATGTGATGGTGGAATGTATTAAACTGTGCAATTCAAGTTTAATTCATTTGTTTTTCCGAATTTTTTTTCTTTAGGCATATTATAACCAACAACAACAAAATGGGAGGTGGATTGATGCAACTTGTCGCCTATGGCGCTCAAGACGTTTATTTGACTGGTAATCCTCAGATTACCTTCTGGAAGGTTTCCTACAAGCGCTACACCAACTTTGCCATGGAGTCCATTGAGCAGACCTTCAACGGCCAGGCCGATTTCGGTCGCCGTGTGACCTGCACCATTTCCCGCAACGGTGATTTGGCCTACCGCACTTACCTTCAGGTTACTCTCCCCGAGATCAACCAGCAGATGAAGGGCTCCGCCCAGGACGGCGTGTACGCCCGTTGGCTTGACTTCCCCGGTGAGCAGATCGTCTCTCAGGTTGAGGTCGAGATCGGTGGCCAGCGCATTGACCGCCAGTACGGTGATTGGATGCACATCTGGAACCAGCTTACCTTGACTGTTGACCAGCGCCCCGGCTACTTTGCCATGGTTGGAAACACCACCCAGTTGACTTACATCACCGACCCCTCTTTTAACGATGTTGACGGTCCTTGCCAGGCCACCGCCCCTCGCCAGGTGTGCGCTCCCCGCAATGCCCTCCCCGAGACCACCCGCTAT